AGTCATTCAAGTTCCGTGCATTCTTCGAGGCTTGGTCATCTAACATCCAAGCATTACAGCAAAACTTCCAGAACGCCAATACGATGGCTGAGTACCAAGCAAATGCTAAGGTACGTCAGATGGATCGTAAAGGTAACATCATTCGTACCTATAAGTTCGAAGGAATATGGCCATCAAACGTTGGTGCCATTGAACTAGACTGGGGTAACAATGATACTCCTGAGGAGTATTCTGTTGAGTTCCAGGTACAATACTGGACTTATGATACAGACATTAATACAGGGAACAATAGTGGGTCTTCCTCAAACTGATAAATAGATCTATAAAGACAAGTTATCAGCTGAGATAAATGACTCAACTTTTTGGTTATTCTCTTGAACGTGCCAAGAAGGACTCCGCAAAGGGTCCTTCTTTCGTGCGTAAAGAATCTGAAGATGCGGCCACACCTATTGCAGGTGGTGGCTTTTTTGGTACCTCCATAGATTTGGATGGTTCCTATAAAGATGAGATGGATCTCATCCGACGTTACCGTGAAATGTCAATTCATCCTGAATGTGACAGAGCAGTGGATGACGTTGTTAATGAAGCTATCGCTGGAGATATCGATGATACTCCTGTGGATGTTGAGTTGTCTAACTTAGAAGTTAGTCAAAAGATCAAAAATAAAATACGTGAAGAGTTTATGAACGTTCTTCACTTATTAGATTTTGATAAAAAAGCGTATGATATATTTCGTAGATGGTACATTGATGGAAAGATATATTATCATAAGTTAGTTGACTATAAGAATCCTAGACGTGGTATCACAGAACTAAGATACATTGACCCACGTAAGATTCGTAAAGTAATTGAGTACGAACAGCAGAAGGACAAACAGTTTATTGATCCTCGTACTATGGAAGCACAAGTTGCTCCACGTACTGCTGAGTATTACATTTATAATCCTAAAGGTATCAGAGGAATGGAGAACTCTGGTGTAAAGATTGCACCTGATTCCATTGCGATGACTCACTCTGGTCTTAAGGATTTAAATAAGAATGTTATAATGTCGCACTTGCACAAGGCGATTAAAGCACTTAACCAGCTGAGGATGATTGAAGACTCACTGGTTATCTATCGTTTAAGCCGTGCACCAGAAAGAAGAATATTCTACATTGATGTAGGAAATCTTCCTAAGCAAAAAGCAGAACAGTACCTCCGTGAGGTAATGTCCCGCTATAGAAATAAGTTAGTATACAATGCTGACACTGGTGAGATCAGAGATGATCGTAAGTTTATGAGTATGCTTGAGGACTTCTGGCTACCAAGAAGAGAAGGTGGCAGAGGTACTGAGATCACAACTCTACCAGGTGGACAAAACTTAGGTGAACTAGAAGACGTAAAGTATTTCCAGAAGAAACTTTATCGTGCGCTTAATGTACCTGAGTCTCGTCTCGAATCAGAATCAACATTTAACTTAGGTCGTGCTGCTGAAATTACTAGGGATGAAGTCAAGTTCCAGAAGTTTGTAACAAGACTTCGTAAGAAATTCTCTGAGTTATTTCACGATCTACTTAAAACACAATTAGTGCTCAAAGGTATAATCTCACTTGAAGAGTGGGATGATATGTCAGAGCATATACAGTATGATTTTATTGCTGACAATTACTTTAGTGAACTTAAGGAGAAGGAAATTCTCACTGAGCGTCTAAATCTATTGACTGCAATGGATCCTTTTGCAGGTAGATACTTCTCTCTTGATTATCTTAGGAGGCAAATTCTTAAGCACACTGATGCTGAGATTAAGCAGATTGATAAGCAGATGGAGAAGGAAATTGCCGATGGTAAACTACCTGATCCTGCGTCTATAGATCCCGCAACTGGTATGCCAATGGAAGACCCTATGGGTCAAGGAATGGAAGAAATGCCAGAAGATATGGGTCCAACTGGGGTGCAAGCAATTGCTCCTGCAGACTATAAACGCGGAGAATTCTAAATAGTACTGATTGAGGATTAATTATGCCTAGTGATGTCGCTATGAACATTGTTAACAAACTGTTTACTGGATCGAAAGATCTTAGTACAGAAGTTGACAAAGCAATGATGGCCGTTTCTGCTACAGCAATAGATGCTAAGAAGCAGGAGATGGCTAAATCATTTTTAGATACACCGCCCGAACCAGAAGAGGAGATCTCAACTGATGAAACTGATAACGGAAACGATTGAAGACATAAAGGTTCTTGAGGAATCCACCAAGAGTGGTAAAAAGAATCTATATATCGAGGGAACTTTCCTTCAAGGTAACCTAAAAAATAGGAATGGTAGATACTATCCTATTAATACTTTGGAGCGTGAAGTAAACAAGTACAATGAATCTTTCGTTAAAAGTGGAAGAGCACTTGGCGAACTTGGTCACCCTGATGGTCCAACTGTAAATTTGGATCGCGTGTCTCACTTAATTACTTCACTCGTAAGAGAGGACACGAATTTCAGAGGTAAAGCAAGGATTCTGGATACCCCTATGGGTAACATAGCTAAGAACTTACTCGGTGAAGGAGTTAAGCTTGGCGTTTCTTCGAGAGGGATTGGATCACTCAAAGAAGAAGATGGATGTAAAGTAGTTGCTGATGACTTTATACTAGCAACCGCAGCTGATATTGTTGCTGATCCTTCCGCACCTGATGCTTTTGTCAACGGTATAATGGAAGGTAAGGAATGGGTATGGTCAAATGGTGCCATACTAGAATCAGATTTAGAGCGTGTTCAGAAGTCATTGAACAATGCACCATCCCGCAAAGTCCTGGAGGAGAGAAAGCTTTCCGCGTTCTCACAGTTCCTTGGAACTTTGTAATGTATAAATATTTTTAGCAAAACAACTTGATGTACGAAGGAGACACCAAAATGTCCGAAGAGAATACTGAAGTAAAGGTAACCGAAGAACAGGAAGTCACCGAAGCAAAATTCGACGGTGCCGTTGCTGACGGTTCTACCTTAGGATCTGTTGAAGTTCTAGGAGGTCCTACTCCACAGAACTCTAAGCCCGATGATGAGTCTAATAAATTAAAGGCTCCTTCACAGACACAGGCTACTCCACCTCAAACAAAACCAAGTGCAGCTTCAGGTCAGAAGGCCGAGTTCAGCACAAAGGGTGATGTTAAAGCAGGTGTTGAACTAGAAGGTGATAACCTGATAGAAGTTGATGTTACTGCAGACGTTGAAGCTCTCACCAATGGTGAAGATCTTAGCGAAGAATTCAAAGAGAAAGCAGCAACAATCTTCGAAGCAGCAGTTGTTAGCCGCCTCAACGAAGAATTGGATAAAGTACACGAAGAGTACTCCAAGACTTTAAATGAGGAAGTAGAAAAAGTTAAGTCCGAACTAGCAGAACAAGTTGATGAGTATCTAACATACTCTGTTCAGCAGTGGATGGATAAGAACAACCTCGCAATTGAAGCTGGACTCAAGTCCGAGATTGCTGAGAGTGTAGTATCAGGACTTAAGAAAGTATTCGTCGAGAACTACATAGAAGTTCCCGAAGAAAAAGCAGATATCATCAACGAGATGGCATCTGAACTTGATTCAATGGAAGCAAAACTCAACGAGCAAGTATCAAACAACGTTGAACTCACCAAACAAATTGGCAGTTTTGTCAAGAATGGGATTGTGAAAGAGATCTCCGAAGGTCTAGCATCTACTGAGAAAGAGAAGCTAGAGAGTCTCGCTGAAGGTGTTGAGTTTGAAGATGAAGAGTCATTCCGCAGCAAGGTTAGCCAGCTGAAGGAATCTTATTTCCCAAGCAAGCCTGCTCCAGGTACTGAAACAGTAGCTGAAGATGCAGAGCCTGTTGTGGACACAGATATGACGGAATCGATGTCTAAGTATGTCGATGCACTCCGTCGCTGGACTAAGTGAGATTTAGTCAAACCTTTAATGTAAATTAATCCTATTTTTCCAAGGAGTAAAAAAGCAATGTTCAATGCAGAACAGTTGCAGGAAAAGTGGAACCCCGTTCTAGAGGCCGAAGGTGTTGATAACATCAAGGACAACTATAGAAAGGCAGTTACCGCAGTCCTGCTCGAAAACCAAGAAAAATTTCTCAGAGAGGAGGCTGGTGTACTAACTGAAGCCGCTCCTACTATGAGTGCAGGTACAGGTGGATTTAGTGCAGGTAGCACAGCCACTGGTCCTGTTGCAGGTTTCGACCCTGTTTTGATCAGTCTGATTCGTCGTAGTATGCCTAAGCTTATTGCTTATGACATCGCTGGCGTTCAGCCAATGACTGGTCCTACAGGATTGATCTTCGCAATGCGTTCACGCTACGGTACAAACCGTACTGCTGGAGCTGAAGCATTCTTCAACGAAGCAGATACTGAGTTCTCAGCAGAGAACGCAGCAAGCGATCTAGGACGTACTGCACAGTCAGGTTCAAACCCAGGTCTTCTTAACGACAGTGGAACCTATAATACTTCAGACGGTATGCCAACGGCAGAGGCTGAAGCATTAGGTGATGCTGCTGGAAACCAGTTCGCTGAAATGAACTTCAGCATTGAGAAGGTAACAGTGACCGCTAAGTCACGTGCCCTCAAAGCTGAGTACAGTTTAGAATTGGCTCAAGACCTCAAAGCCGTTCACGGTTTGGATGCTGAGTCCGAGTTAGCAAACATTCTTTCAACAGAAGTTCTTGCTGAAATCAACAGAGAAGTTGTTAGATCTGTATACAAGGTTGCAAGACCTGGTGCTCAGAACAACACTGCTACTGCTGGAATATTCGACCTCGATGTTGACTCCAATGGTAGATGGTCTGTTGAGAAGTTCAAAGGTCTTCTCTTCCAGATTGAAAGAGATATGAACGCAATCGGGCACGAAACTCGTCGCGGAAAGGGGAACATATTGATTTGTTCCGCTGACGTTGCTTCTGCACTATCAATGGCTGGTGTACTTGATTACACTCCTGCCCTTGCTGGTAATAGTAACTTACTTCCAGACGACAACAGCAGCACCCTTGCTGGTACTCTTAACGGTCGTATCAAGGTCTATGTTGACCCTTACTCTGCTAACGTTAGTGATCGTCACTACTATGTTGGTGGGTACAAAGGATCTTCTGCCTATGATGCTGGAATATTCTACTGCCCTTACGTTCCACTACAGATGGTACGTGCAGTCGGACAAGACACCTTCCAACCAAAAATCGGATTCAAGACTCGTTATGGTCTTGTTGCCAACCCCTTCGCTGAAGGAACCGATCAAGGACAGGGAGATCTCGATCCTAATAAGAACCGCTACTACAGACGTGTTCTTGTTGACAACCTTATGTAAGAAGCATATATTCTTACTTCAAGACAAGAGACCCTACGGGGTCTCTTTTTTTGTGCTATAACATAAATACTGTGACGCTTAGTATACTATGAACGGACGTATTGATAAGGTCGCAATGACAGCTCGACTTATTAAGTTGAAGAATTATATTCACGATAAGCAGTGGTACCCCCATTGGGATGATAAAGAAAGGTGGGCCGCACAACAAGCATTGAACAACGCATTGGATATATTAGACGAGTATTGGGAGTAAGCTAAATAGATAAGGATGACCACTAATATAGTTAATGTCTTTCACTTCTCAAATAGAAAATAGGAATTTCTTAAGTCCAGGTGGCTTCCGCTTTACTTTGGGTAAGTATCCCAAGGTAGCATACTTTGCTCAAGCAGCAAATATCCCAGGGATATCTGTGGGTGAAGTGCAACAACCTACTCCATATAGGACAACCTATAGAGAAGGTTTTATGACTTACCAACCATTCTCCTTAAGGTTTATGGTGGATGAGGATCTGGAAAATTATCTTATCATTCATAACTGGATGCGTGGTCTGGCTACTCCTGATAACTATGCAGAGCGTGAGAACCTAGACACAGTTGAAATGAATGCACCATCTAAGTCTATTGGTAATTTAAATTTTGCTGATGGTACCTTATTTGTTTTAAGTTCTAACTTCCAACCTAAGTTCCAGATATACTTTAGAGATTTAAATCCAACAAATCTAACTACTCTAGAATTTGATGGTAACTTATCTGACACAGAATACTTTAGTGCTCAGGTAGATTTTAATTATCTTTCATACCAAATACAAGATCTAAACGGAAAACAAATTCAAAAATTAACCTAACATTATGGATCCCCTTGAATCTGTGAAGCAGCAATGGGCTGCTGATTGTATCATTGATGAGGAGAAATTGGATCAGGAATCATTAAAGATCCCTTCTCTTCACGCTAAGTATATGGATTTTTATTCCAAATATAATTTGATATTGGCAGATAATAAGTCGAAACTGAAAATAATATTGCGAGATAAATGGATATACTATAACGGTAAGGCTTCACCAGAAGTCTACAGGGAGAATCCTTTTGACTTAAAAATTCTTAAGGGTGACCTGCAGAAATTTATAGAAGCGGATGAGGACATAAGGACTCAGGTTTTAAAAATAGAGTACTTCGAAACTCTGATAAATTATATTGATGGTATATTGAGGCAGATAAACAGTAGAACGTATCACATTAAAAATGCTCTAGAGCATAGAAGATTTGAAGCGGGATTCTAATGACTGTCATATCGAAAAAGAACGAGGTCTATCTTAGGGTAGATACGGAGCAGTATATCCATCAGGAACTGGCAGACTATTTTACATTCGATGTTCCTAATGCTAAGTTCCTTCAGAGACAGAGGAGATATAAGTATTGGGATGGTAAGATTCGTCTGTACTCTCCTGGTACTGGAGAATTATATGTAGGGTTATATGATTATTTGATAGAGTGGTTGGATAAGAAACACTATGATTACACTATCAAGGACAGTGAAAACTATGGAAAACCAACAGACACCCTCGATGCCATCTCTCCCACAGCAGTATATGGTTTTGTTAGATCTCTGGGTCTGCCTTTTAAGCCAAGAGATTACCAACTACGAGGACTTTATTCAGCTCTCAAGTATAACCGTAGGTTATTATTATCACCAACTGGGTCTGGAAAATCATTTATAATATACTGTTTAATTCGTTGGCACCTACAATTTAATAGAGAAATACTATTGGTTGTACCTACTACATCGTTAGTAGAACAAATGTATACTGATTTTGAATCTTATGGATGGAAAGCTGAACACTATTGCAATCGAGTCTACGGAGGACACGAATATGATCAACGGTCTCCTGTGGTCATATCTACGTGGCAGTCTGTCTACAAGAATCCTAGGAATTTCTTTAACAGGTTTGATGTTGTTATCGGCGATGAAGCGCACCTCTTCAAGTCGAAGAGTCTAACTAAACTTCTTACTAAGATGCACGGTTGCAAGTATCGTGTTGGATTGACAGGTACATTAGATGGTACGGAAACCCACCAACTGATACTAGAAGGATTATTTGGACCAGTAGAACAAGTAATAAGAACAAAACAATTACAGAAAGAAGGACACCTATCTGATCTTAAGATCAACATCCTAGTGTTGAAGCACGATTACAGAGAATTTGAAACGTATCAAGAAGAGATAGATTATATAATTTCACACGACGAAAGGAATAAAATCATTACAGGACTTGCGCGTGATCTCTCTGGAAACACGCTAGTGCTATTTAATTTCATCGAAAAACACGGAGACCCATTGTGGGATAGGCTAAATAGTATTAACAAAAGCAAAAGATTATTTTTTGTACACGGTGGAGTTGATGCTGAAGAGCGAGAAGAAGTCCGTCACATATGTGAAGAGACTAATGACGCAATCATCTTAGCTTCTTATGGTACCTTTAGCACTGGTATTAATATCCGTAACTTACATAATGTGATTTTTGCTTCTCCATCTAAATCTAGAATACGTAATTTACAATCAATAGGACGTGCTCTTCGGAAGCACGACTCTAAAGCTAGAGCAACCCTATATGATTTCGCTGATGACATTAGTAATGATTCTAGTCATAACGCAACTTTAAACCATTTATTTGCTAGAATAAAGTTGTACAAAGAAGAGAAATTTGATTATTCCATCACTGAAATTAACTTAAATGGCAATCAGTTACATCAAACACGATGAAGAGTTCTTTGGTATAGCTAAACTCACCAATGGTGAAGAGCTATTAGCGAAGATGCTCGTCTTTGAAGATTCAGAATCACAGGACGGTTCGGGAGATGACCTACTATTTGTGTCTGAACCTGCTAAGGTTCACGCCACTGATATGGTTAAGGACGGACAGCGTGCTAGTTTAGTTGGATTAAAGAAGTGGATGGTCTTTTCCGATGAGGAATTTTTTATTATACCTGAAGGACATATACTATCAATCGCTCCAATGTCAGCGGAGACGGTCACTATGTATAAGTTATTTGTAAGAGCAGAGTTTAAAGGTGAGAACGTAGACCCTTCACAAATGAAACACAAAGAGATACAGGTGAATCAAAATATGGGACTAGTTGGTAAAGTAGAGGAGGCTCGTAGAAACTTAGAGAACCTATTCAAAGAAGAGTAGCTATAAGTTTCCCTTCAACCCCGACAGTGTTGAGTCTAATTATTTTTTGACCTCTTGTCAAGCTCATTGACAAAATACCTATTGAGGTGTTAAAATTTCTTTGTGATTGAAGATACAATTATGTCAATCGTAATGCGTAAAACCAAGAATCAACACTATGTAGATAACGCTAAGTTTCTAGAAGCCCTAGTCAATTACAAGGGTAGAGTTTCTGATGCGAAAGATCTAGGAAAGCCTAAACCTAGAATAGATGAGTACGTAGGAGATTGCTTTCTTAAGATTGCAACACACTTGTCATATAGACCTAACTTCATCAACTATATGTACAAGGAAGATATGATATCAGATGGAGTAGAGAATTGTGTACAGTACATAGATAATTTTGATCCAGGAAAATCCAGAAACCCGTTTGCTTATTTCACACAGATAGTTTACTATGCATTCCTACGCCGTATTGCTAAAGAGAAACGTCAGCAATCGATTAGGGAAAAGATCATCGAGAAGTCTGGATACGATCAGGTCTTTCATACGGACGATCACAACGCTTCCGATTATAATAATATAAAGAATAGAATTGAGATGGGGAATAGGTACAACTGATGGATGTAAAAAAAGAACTTGACGCTGTGGTACAATACCTCGGTGGTACTCTCGCTGAGTATTCTACATTAGACTCTATGGGTCGCTCATCCAAAAAGATCGTTATTGAGTATGACATCAAACAAAAAGATTCTGCTGATAACTGATCAGCATTTTGGTGCAAGGAATGACAATCAAGTATTCATAGATAAGTATCAGCAGTTCTATTCTGATACGGTAATTCCTTTCATCAAAAAGAATAAGATAGAACAGGTAATATGTTTGGGTGATACGTTTGATAAACGTAAAGCAATTAATTTTCACTCACTAGACTCTGCTAGAGAGATGTGGTTTGACCCTCTCAGGGAGATGGGTATCCAGATGACTATGCTCATTGGTAACCACGACATCTATTATAAGAATACAATCAAGACTAATGCACCCCAACAGTTGTTGGGTGAGTATGATAACATTGAGATATTAACTGAACCTTGCTATAGAACATTTAATGGTGTTAGGATCCTTATGCTACCTTGGATCTGTGATGACAATAGAAAGAAAATACATCAGATGGTTGATGAGTCAGATGCCAAAGTATGTTTCGGACATTTAGAATTATCAACTTTTGAGGCATTGCCTGGTATAGTAATGGATCACGGTGATGATCCTACTAGGTATGAGAAATTTGATCTGGTATGTTCAGGTCATTTCCATATGAAATCTAGGAGAGGTAATATAAACTATCTTGGTAACCCGTACCAATTATACTGGAGTGATTACGGTCAGAGAAGAGGGTTCCACACACTAAATACTAGTAACTTACGCTTATCGTTCCACAAAAATCCACACAATATCTTTAACAAGGTATACTACGATGATATCAGCTCATCTTATGATGTTCCTCCTGATAGCACTAGCCTTGCTGGATCGTATGTAAAGCTAATCGTGCACAATCGGGAAAACCAGGTCTGGTTTGATCGGTACATTCACCACTTACAAGATGTGGGTGTTGCAGATCTAAAGATCATAGAAGACGTAACGCTTGAATTAAAAGACGCTGACGAATCAATAAAAATGGAGGATACTGTCACGATACTGGAACAATACGTAAACGATTTGGATGATTCAATTGATAAACCTAACGTTGTTAAAATTTTAAAATCATTGTATACTGAGGCTATTAATATCTGATGTTCGTCTTACTCGACAAAAGAACAGGTGGTGTGTACGCTGTCACAGATGAGAGTGTGCCACAGAAAGTTGTGCAAATTTTTGTTGACAAAGATGACGCGGACCGCTATTATCAGATGCTTGAGGCTGTAGACTACAGTCGGAAGTTAGAAATAAGTGAAGTTGAAAAGGATGTAGTAATAACCAACTGCCTAGCACACGGTTATGCTTACTCCATCATCAGACCTGATGACTTTGTTATTCCTCCACTAGATATTAAATGATTGTCTTTGAAAAGATCCGTTGGAAAAACTTCCTATCAACAGGGAACCAATTTACAGAACTCGGATTGAATCAAATTGATAGTACTCTAGTAGTAGGGTGCAACGGTGCTGGCAAGTCCACTATGCTGGATGCTTTGTGCTTTTGTCTTTTTAATAAACCATTTAGAAAGGTTAGTAAGGGTCTACTTGTTAACAGTGTCAATGAGAAAGACACCTTAGTAGAACTAGAATTTACTATAGGTACAATAGAGTATAAGGTAATACGTGGAATTAAACCTGCTAAGTTTGAGATCTATCGTCAAGGAATACTACTAGATCAGGATGCTGCTAATAGAGACTACCAGAAATACCTTGAGCAAAGCATATTAAAATTAAACTTTAAGTCATTTACACAGGTGGTCATACTAGGGAGTAGTACATTTGTTCCCTTTATGCAACTTCCTGCTGGACATAGAAGAGAAGTTGTAGAAGATATACTAGACATACAAGTCTTTTCTCATATGAATATGCTCCTGAAGGAGCGTATTAAAGATAACAATGAGTCTCTAAGAGACTGTAAATATGAATTACAGATTGCTGATGAAAGAATTATCTCTCAGTGTAAGACTCTGAATAGTTTAACATCAGTCAATGATAAGAGAATAGAATTACAGCAGGGACAGTTTGATATTAATGAGGAGAGAATGAAAGATGTACAGAAGAAGAGAGCGAAGATAGAGAAGCAGATTGATAACCTTGCTGATTCTGAGAAGGAGTTTGACTCACTAGAGAAACAGTACAGTAAGATAAAGGATCTACGTTCTAAACTACAAGGTAAACTTGAGAGAACTACTAAAGACTTTGAGTTCTTCCAAGATAATTCTTCTTGTCCTATGTGTACTCAGGATATTGAAGAATCATTTAGAACTATGAAGATAGGTATCCTAGGTAGAAAGAAGGATGATGTACTGGATGCCACGGAACAATTAAAGGAACAGTTGGTAGAACTACGGGCTAATATGGCTCTTATGAAAGATAACCACGAGTCTGTGATGGAGTATAGGTTTGAAGTTCAGTCTCTTATAAAAGAAGAACAGAGATTGATGAAGACTAATACTGATATATTATCTCTGTTAAAAGATCTAAGTAACCAACCTGAGATCGCTGGTGTACAGGAGGAGTTGGAGAGATTAAGAAAGGAGTATGATGATAAGGAGTCTGCTTGTGCTGAGGTTAATAAGATGGCTCAAGATTATAAGCTGGCTGGTACCCTATTAAAGGATGGTGGTATCAAGGCAAAGATTATTTCAAAGTATATCCCTATTATAAACCAGTCCATCAACAGAAACCTATCTGCTATGGACACATATATTAACTTCACACTTGACGAGGAGTTCCAAGAGGTTATAAAATCTAGGTATCGTGATAAGTTTTCGTATGCTTCCTTCTCTGAAGGTGAGAAGCAAAAGATTGACCTAGCTTTACTCTTTACTTGGAGACACGTTGCTAAGTTAAAGAATTCTGTCAGGACTAACATCCTTATACTAGATGAGGTATTCGATTCTTCACTAGATACTACAGCTACTGAGGAACTACTTAAGATCCTTAAAGGTATGAGTAAGGAAACTAATCTATTTGTTATATCACACAAGGGTGAGATACTAGCAGAGAAGTTCAGTCGTACACTAAGGTTTGGTAAAGTAAATGGTTTCTCTAAGATTATAGAAGATGTTTGACACTCCTTATTACAGAGATTTTAAAACCTTTAAAGAACACGAGATGTTTAAGGAGAACTTACTCTCTCGTAGACACGAGTTCTGTGTGTTTGATAATATATTTTATGGTAAAGGATATTCTACTATAGGATCACAAGAGAATTTACATAAGGAGTACCCATACTTTACTGATTATATAATGGGTGCTATGAGGGAGTATGATGATAAGTTAAAGGTTACTAGGATGTGGGTTAACATCAATCCTACAGGTGCATACCAGACTAGACACAACCACGCTGACTCAGATTTTGCAGGTACCTATTACCTACAGGTTCCAGAGGAGGACTCAGGTTCTATCCAGTTCTATAATCCATCACCAGTGGTGGAAGCAATGCATAGGATGAGACCCTACCATAACTTCACTCATATGCATATCCCTACTGAGACAGACCTATTAATATGGCCAGGTTTCCTAGATCACGAGGTGATGTATAACCATTGTAAGGAGGAACGGTGGACAGTTTCTTTTCTGATGTCCTTGACAGACGAAGACAGACGTGATAGATTTCCTGGTATGATATAAATAGGAGGGAACCTTCTATAACCCAATGAAAAAAGGATTTCGTCTCTTACCAGATGCTCTTCAACCTGAAGCTAAGTTTCAACCTTGGCTAAGTGAGAAGTATGGTGACAGCTGGGATACTCCAGAGTATCGTAAGAAGAGAGACGAGAAAGAGAAAGACCTGAAGTTCCAAAGGGACAAGATGCAGCACGGTCCTAAAAAGACTGGTGTTAGCAGGGACAGTCAAACATATAAGGACTTCAAAGCAAAACAAAAGCAGTCACATACTCCTCCCAAACGTAATGCAGATGGTGTCGTTGGGTATCATAAGGGAAAAAAAGGACGCATTAGGAGAGGTGCCGATGGAAAAACAGTCTTTAAACCAGATTGAAGATAACTCTGAATGGTACAATGCCTTAATACAGGAAATGAACGAGAAGTACAATGACGACCCCGAACTGGATTCACAATTCTGGGAAAGAGCCCAAAAGAAAGCTCAAACCTCAGGCATTACGTCAAGCACGAGCAAGGCGTAGACAGTTGATAAAGAGTCTACTAAAGACCTCCGAACGACCTCGGAGGTCTTATAGTATGTGTATACACACGAGATCAAATGACAGTAAACACAGGAGTCAAAGGACAACTAGCAAAATTACTTGCTACTGAAGACCTAATCATTGAGCACAGACAGTGCCAGACTGCATCCTTCAATGTAGACACAAGAGTTTTGACTCTTCCCATCTGGGATAAAGCAACTGAGAATGTATATGATCTACTAGTATCACACGAGGTAGGACACGCATTATTCACACCAAATGTATGGCCAGATGCAAAGTGCCCTCAGTCATTTGTTAACGTTACAGAGGATGCTAGGGTAGAGAAGTTAATCAAGCGTAAGTATGGTGGACTTCCAAAGACATTCTATAATGGGTACCAAGAATTAGATCACCTAGACTTCTTTGAAACTAAGGATAAGGAACTAGAGGAGTTAGGTTTGATCGATAGAATTAACTTATACTATAAGGTTGGTGCCTTCACTCCTATCCCTTTCAAGAACTCAGAGGAAGAGAAGTTCTGTGAGAGAGTAGGATTAGCAGAGTCCTTCGAAGCAGCAGTTCAGATAGCAGAAGAGATCTATGCATATATGAAGGAAGAGAAGGAGAAGGAAGAAGTACCTGCACCAAAGGATGATCCTGCAGATCTTGACACACCTAGTTACGGTTCTTCACAAAGTAGCGATGGCAACAAGGGTGAGTTAGAATCTGAATCTGACCAATCTGATGAGGCATCAGATGATGGATCAGAGGAGACCACAGAGAACAATACAAGTATTGGTGGTGTCCACGCTGGTGACGTACCAGATATAGAGGCAGAGACCGACAAATCTTTCAACGAGAAGACTAAAGATCTTATCGATGAGAGGCAATATCGTGAATCTGTATACGTTGAACTTCCTAAGTTCACGGCAGAGGATGTATCCGTCGGTGCTGCTTCTATACTAAACCACAACAGACAGCATTTTGAAGTTGAGTGCAGAAAAGAACCAGACGAAGATTCAAGAGAGTATGTATATTACAAGGAGGAGAATTATGAGCAAACATATGCTAAAGTAAAGAGTGACTACGATCAGTTTCGTAAGAACTCACAGAAGGAGGTGAACTACCTTGTTAAGGAATTTGAATGCAGAAAATCTGCTAGTGCCTACGCTCGTGCTACTACTAGTAGGACTGGAGTACTGGACACAAAGAAATTATCCACATATAAGTTTAACGAAGATCTTTTCAAGAAAGTAACTACCATACCTAATGGTAAGAACCACGGAATGATCTTCCTACTAGACTGGTCTGGATCAATGTCAGAGTGCTTACTGGATACAGTTCAGCAGGTACTACAACTCTCTTGGTTCTGCCAGAAAGTTTCTATACCATTTGATGTGTATGCTTTCACTAATGATAGTTACGCAGCAATGTTAAAGATAGGTGATAGAGATCCTCAAGTGGATATCATTAAACCTGTAATAGGACAGTTAGCATTACAGAATGACTTTACTTTAATGCATTTCTTATCTTCTGATCAGAAGAAGAACGATCTAGAAGATGCAATGATGTATCTTTACTTCAATACTATGGCAATCTCTGAGAGAGGATGGTATTACGAGTCTAGATTCAGATGTGCAACTGGTATGGGTCTATCTGGTACACCATTGAATGAAGCAATCGTTGCTCTACACGGTGTTATTCCTAAGATGCTTAAGAAGGTAGAGAAGGTTTCTCTATGCATCTTATCTGATGGTGAGTCTGCTAGTTGTGGATACTATACTGATAGGTACAATTATATGGGCAAACCATATGCTAACTGCATCAATCAGGGTTGCTATCTAAGAGATAGAAGACTTGGTAAGACTTATGAGAAGATGCCTTACCATCCTATGTTACAGACAGGGGTATTTCTTGAGCACCTACGTGACAAGTTCCCACAAATCAATGTACTAGGATTCAGATTAATTCAGGGTAGGGAGGTAAATAGTTACCTGAACAATATCCTAGGGTGGAACACTGAGGAAGCAGAGAGTGCTAAGATTGATTATAGAAGGAACAGATCCGCTATCGTCAAGGCATTACACTACCATCAGTTGTATGTTCTTCCTACAAAGAATCAGGATACTACTGAGTACCTAGATGAACTAAAGGACGATGCTACTAAGGCACAGATCACCAGTGCATTTAAGAAGCAGTTCAAAGCAAAGAAGATGAACAAGAAGGTTCTTCGAGCGTTCATTGAGACAGTTGCATAAGTTGCACACAGGGGGTTCACAACCCCCTTTTTTATTGTACAATTAGTACATACACAATTAAGCACAACAATGCCTTTTACAACAGAAATCCCAGTCACAACCGATTCATTACTTGAGTACCTCAAGTCAAACTTTGGAGAAGAGGTTGGTGTACCCCAGTTACTATCAGCAGCAGATCAGTTCAAGTGCTCTGTAGTTACTGTCAAGAAGCGTTTGAAAGATTATAAGAATGGTATTGGTAAGTGGAACCTTACTGTTGCAGAGAGACTAGAGCGTACTTACAAGAACCCTGATGCTGCACCTGTAGAACCTGTAGCAGAACAGTGCTTAGTACCACAGAAGGATTTGAACTATGTTCCTTTCGGTAATTTCAATGCTGTTAAGAAAATTGTTAAATCCAACATCTTCTATCCTACCTTCATTACTGGATTGTCTGGTAATGGTAAAACAGTCTCTGTTGAACAAGCTTGCGCTCAGCTAAATAGAGAGTTGATTCGAGTCAACATTACAATCGAGACCGATGAAGACGATCTTATTGGTGGGTTTCGCCTCGTTGATGGTTCAACGGTTTGGCATAACGGACCTGTCATTGAGGCACTAGAAAGAGGAGCAATATTGCTTCTTGATGAGATTGACCTTGCATCTAACAAGGTACTATGCCTACAACCAATCCTTGAAGGCAAGGGAGTGTTCCTCAAAAAGATCGGACGTTTTGTTAACCCTGCACCTGGTTTCAATGTTATTGCAACAGCGAACACTAAAGGAAAAGGATCCGATGATGGTCGCTTTATCGGTACTAATGTTCTCAACGAAGCATTCCTAGAAAGATTTGCGATTACTCTTGAGCAAGAGTATCCCACGCCACAGACTGAGATTAAAATTCTCCAGAACTATGGCAGGGGAACTGGTGCTTGCGAGGATGGTGACTTCTGCAAACGTTTAGTAGACTGGGCACAAGTCATTCGTAAGACATTCTATGATGGTGGAATTGATGAAGTCATTTCAACACGTCGTTTGGTTCACATCCTAAAGGCGTATGCAATCTTTGGATCCAAAGAGAATGCCATCAAGTATAGTATCAATCGCTTTGACGATGAGACTAAGCAAGCATTCTTAGATCTATATGATAAGATTGACATTGACTTCAACAAAGAAGTTGACCAATCAGCATCTGTATAGTACACTAAGTAAGCAACTATGGATCTTCCAATAGATGACAATGAGTTGAAAACAGTAATCGCCGCCCTTAAACTGGGTGGCGATACTGCGTTACACAACAAACTAAAACTTGTCAAGGAACTTCGAGACCTCGGACAACCTTACAAGAAGATCCTTCGAGAACAGTATGGTTACGTAGTATGAGAAAGTACAGTGAAGACGAGATCTTGAAAGAGATCGAAGACTACATCGGGCAGACCTATAGAGGTCACTATTCTGTCGGTAACGTACAGACCCTTGACCTAATCGATTCTGTTGGTGATGCTGAAGCATTCTGTAGGAGTAATGTCCTTAAGTATGCTTCAAGATATGACAGAAAGGGGACTGCCCGAAAGGATATCATAAAGATCATTCATTATGGTATGCTATTATTACATTTCAATGATAAGCGTAGCGCAGCAGATCAACGAAATGCTGCAAACTCTACAGCATTTGCTGTAGACTATGACAAATGATTTCCATTCTTTATTATGACCCAAGTTAAACTCACCAAGGAAACCTTCAACACACTTAAGAACTTTGCAACTATCAACAAATCAGTGGTTATCGATACAGGGTCTAAGATCCGTACGATATCTATTAACAAAAACATATATGCTTCTGCTGAAGTTTCCGAAGAGTTTCCTTCACAAGTCCCGATTTACGACTTGGGTGTATTTCTCTCTGGTCTCTCACTCTTTGAGCAACCTATCTTCGATTTCTCAAACGATAGTAAACTTGTCGTCAGAGACGAAACAAAGTCCCACTTCACAAACTTCACGTACAGTGACCCATCATTAATTGTACAACCACCAGATAAGGAGATCACCTTACCATCTGTGGACGTTGAGTTTATTTTAAAACCAGCAGTGCTGGATAAACTCTTACGTGCTTCTAGTGTGTATCAGGTACCTGATCTATGCTTGTATACTAAGGAAGGGGATATGTTACTGAAGGTATGTGACAAGAAAAATGATACTGCTAATAGTTTTGAGGTTCCTGTAGGTAAATCAGATGATACATTTTGCTACTGTTTCAAGGTAGAGAATCTTCGTCTGCAACCTGAGGAGTATAATGTACAAATATCAGGTGCACGTATAGCACGATTCGTTTCTACAAACGAAAGACACCTTGAGTACTTTATAGCACTGGAGCCTGATTCTAAATGACTTTTCTCTGGACTGAAAAATACAGACCGAAGAAAATTGATGAGTGCATCCTTCCCGATAGTCTGAAAGAAGTCTTTCAGAAATTTGTTGAGAAGGGTGAACTCCCTAATCTTCTGTTAGCAGGACCTCCTGGCATTGGTAAGACTACCGTTGCCAAGGCATTATGTAATCAGATAGGTGCAGATTTTTATCTTATAAACGGTTCGGATGAAGGGAGGTTCTTAGATACTGTACGTAATAATGCAAAGAACTTTGCTAGTACAGTATCTCTTTCTTCTAACGCACCACACAAAGTTATTATTATTGATGAAGCAGACAACACCACGCACGATGTTCAACTCCTTCTTAGAGCGAGCATCGAAGAGTTTCAAAACAATTGTAGGTTCATCTTCACCTGTAATTACAAGAACAAAATTATCGAACCTCTTCACAGCAGATGTTCAGTGGTTGAATTCTCAGGGGGAAATAAACAACAACTCGCTGCGTCCTTCTTCAAGAGGGTACAAGAGATCCTTGATAAAGAAAGAGTTGTCGCACCTCCTAAGGTTCTTGCGGCGTTAGTACAAAAATATTTCCCTGACTTTAGACGTACTCTTAATGAGTTACAGAGATATGCATCTAGTGGTCAGATAGATTCTGGTATCTTAGCATCAGAAGTTAATACTAATCTAAATGATCTGGTATCTTTCCTTAAGACTAGAGAGTTTACTAAGATGAAGAAGTGGGTAGTACAGAATCTTGACAATGAACCCACACAAATAATGCGAAATATATACGATGCGTTGTACGATTATCTAAAACCTGCTAGTATACCAGAAGCAGTTCTTGTCATTGGTGAATACCAGTACAAGGCAGCGTTCGTAGCAGACCAAGAAATTAACTTGGTTGCTTTCCTTACTGAACTTATGATGAGGTGTGAATTCAAATGAAACACGCAGACCTTGATGCTCTAGACCGTCTTATGAAGGACGAGGAGGAGGTGGTTTATTCTCAAAAGGCAAACCACTATGACAAGCATACTTACCCACTGTACAAGTACCATAACAGTCCTAAATCGTGGAGTAAGAATGGTACAGTAAGTGTACATTGTTATGAAGGTAAAGTAGAAATCAGAATCTTTGAGTCTGGTAGTATAAATGTACATAAGATTGAAATTCAATCTGATGGTCCTGTTGGTGCACGTATCACAGAGGAACTGGATCCCGTACAAGAATGAAGATTACTCAAAAGATTATCGATGATCTCACTGTCGCATTGGCTCATACCAAGAAAGATGGTACTGAGAACTGGAAGGATGGTGATGAGATTGATGTGTGCTTAGGTGGTACATTTGCCAACGACAAGTTCATCTCTCTCATCAATAGATCAAAGGAAAAATGAAAGTAGGATTTGTATCCCAAGAGACTCAGGACTTCTTACACGAAGTCCTTTGTCGTGACAATACATTCCCTTGGTTCTTCCAAGAATTCACTTCCAAATATAATGGAAATGCTGAAGTGTGTCGCATCACTGGGTATGAAGAACATCCTTACTTTGCACATATAATGGCTCACGATGGTGAACCAAAGTCTGATGCATATGAAGCAGTCTTTAAGAGACTATGGGATGAGATAGATCCTACTGGGACACAACCTATCATACGTGCACGTGCTGCTAAGGTGATGAAAAATGATTATCATACACCTCCAACACAACCTCACGTAGATGCACCATTCCCTCATCACGTTATGATATATTATTGTAACGATAGTGATGGACCTACCATTCTTTATAAAGAGAAGTACAATGGTAAAACTGTAACAACCGTTACACCAAAGCAATATATAGAACCAGAGAAAGGAAAGTTTCTTATCTTCGATGGGTTAACTTATCATTCTGGTTCTGCACCAAAGAGAAATTCTCACAGAACTATTTTGAATATTAATTTCTATGGACATCCACGAGTTCTTTCCAGTTAAATTCTATACCTTTGATAATCCTGAACTAGCAGAACCTATGCTAGAGGCATTACAGGGGGAACAGAGGAGTCTATTTAACCTACCTAATATGGTAGAGACTACTAAAGGTAATCTGCATACTCTTCCTGAGTTTGAACCTTTAACTAACTGGATAGAAGAATGTCTAGAAGAGATTAAAAAGGAAAACCAATATCAGATGGAAGGTAAGTTCCAAGTATCTTTGATGTGGGGTAATGTATCAGGACCTGATATGGGTGGGTGTCATCAAGCACACCGTCATCCTTTTGCATATTATTCTGGTATATACTATCTTACTACAGGGTCACCAACGATCTTCCAGGATCCTCTTACACCTCGTACGATGAATCAATTGGAGATCATTAGTAAGACCTATGAAAATGCCATAGCCATAGAGCCTCAGGTAGGTCAGTTAATCATCTTCCCAAGTTGGATGGTTCATTGGTCTGTACCACACCACGGAGATAAATTAAGAGCAGGTATTGCTTGGAATGCTTTACCTGTAGGTGGTGTAAACTTCGGACCTTATGGTCAGAATATGGTAGACTTGGAATTAAAGTAATGTTACTTTCGCCATTCGGACCTGTTTTGTTTAAGAGTACTCTTCCTGAGAAGTATAGGAAAGCACTATTAGATGAAGCTTATCTCTGTAAGGATGATGCTTCACCTATTTTAGTCGGACAGATTGAGGAGCAACTTTATATTTACCCTGATGAAAGGTTGATGAAACCATTATACTATGGGTTGAGAGAGTATTTGAAGGAGGAATATAATGGTAACTTTGAAGTCAAACCTATGTGGGTTAACTTCCAACAAGCAGGTGACTGGCAACCAGTCCATAACCACGATGGAGATTTTAGTTTTGTTATTTATCTAGATGTACCAGAGGGTATATATGATGAACCAGAAGCAGCAGGTTCAATCTATTTTACCTATGGTGAGAAGCAACCACATTCAAATAGTGTATTCGGACCAGTCAAACCAGAGAAGGGTGACTTCTGGATCTTCCCTTCGTGGATGAATCATTATGTGTATCCCTTCAAATCTTCTGGACAACGCATATCAATGTCTGGTAACATACATATGTACCTTGAGGGATCTTATTGATGGTTAAATTGAAAACCCCTCTTCGTTATCCTGGAGGTAAATCTAGGGTAGCGGTACGGTTGTCAGAACAGATACCAAATAATATAACTGAGTATCGTGATCCATTTATGGGTGGCGGTTCTATGGCACTACAGGTTAGTACAAAGTATCCTGAGATACCAATATGGGTTAATGATAAATATTGGCAACTGTATAATTTCTGGGGTCAACTTCAATCCTATGGTGAAGAACTATCTGATACTCTAAATGAATACAAACTAAAGTATCCTAACCCAGAGAAAGCACAGAAGTTATTCAAGGATTGTAAGGAAAATATTAGCGAACAAGATGACTTTACATCTGCTGTATATTTTTGGATACTTAACAAGTGTTCCTACAGTGGACTAACAGAGAACTCATCATTCTCTCCTCAAGCATCTGATAATAATTTTACCTTAAGAGGTATTGAAAACTTAAAAGAATACCAGAAGTTAATACAGCATTGGAAGATAACCAATGAGGATTATTCAGTTTTACTAGAGGCTAAAGGTTCTAAAGATTCATTCATCTTTTTAGATCCACCATATGACATAAAGGATTTTCTTTATGGTAAGAAAGGTGGTATGCATAAAGGGTTTGATCATAAGAAATTTGCTCAGGATTGTGACCGTTGTGTACACAACTGGATGATCACATATAATATAAATGATAACATCAAAACATTGTTTGAGGATTATCACCAAGAAGAGTTTGGTATCACGTATGGTATGCAACACCGTGCTGATAATACTAGGAAGAAAGAACTTCTTATAACAAACTACGATCCAATACCGACTGCAGTCGAGGAACTATTTGTATGATTGAGATCATTGATGATTTATTCCCACCCAAATTAGTATCAAGAGGGTTCTACTACCTAGAGACATATCCTAATTGGGATTTTCTTGCTGATAGTCCAGACAGTTCTGAAGCATATACCTTAGGTAAGTGTTTTGAGAATGATGACTATGAGGATATTGCTAAAGAGTTTATGGGGTATATGGACAGACAAGATTTTAGAAGAGTATTATACAATGCTTTTCAGTCTAGTGATTGTCCTAAACCACACGTAGATTCACAGTCACCTAAGGGGTTTACCTATATGATATACCTTAATCCTGACTGGGATGTATCTATGGGTGGTGAAACAATATTTGTTGATGAACCTACAGGTGAAATTATAAAGTCTGTAGTACCTAAGCGTGGTAGATTGGTTAAGTTCACTTCTGAAATACCACACTCTGCTAGACCTCCCTTGCGTGATGCTATGAGAAAGAGGTATAGTATGGTATTCCAAACACATCCTATAGGATTAGAAACCCTAGGTGATTTATTATGAGCATCCGTGACCAGTATCCTTTAAAAGATTATCTTAACTCAGTAAATTTTAATAAGGAGAATCTCTTAGAGCGTGATGGTGATTGGGGTAAACATTATCCACCATATGTTGTCAACAAATGTTTGAGTGGGTTTATGGATACTGTAATCTATTCTAATGAAATGAATAGATTATATAATTTAGATAAAGATCTCCAGTATTCTTTTTATCTAAATAGTTTGCGTAAGAAAAAACGTTTCTCTCCTTGGCAGAGAAAAGAAAAGATTCAAGATCTTGAAGTCATCAAACAGTACTTTCAGTACTCAGATGAGAAAGCCAAAGATGCGTTACGTATTCTCACAAAAAATCAAATTGAATTGATTAAATCTAAATTGAATACTGGAGGATACAATGATGGTTGAGCGAGTCGCAGAAATTGCGTGGTCTCCTGAGATGATGGTTGAGGTTACTCTACGACAACCAGATGATTTTTTAAAAGTGAGAGAAACACTAACAAGAATTGGAGTTGCTTCTCGAAAAGAAAAGAAATTATTTCAGTCTTGTCACATACTTCATAAGAAAGGTAAGTATTATATTGTACATTTCAAAGAGTTGTTTGCGTTAGATGGTAAGCACGCTAACCTAACATCGAATGATGTACAACGTCGTAATAGAATTACTAAGTTATTATCTGACTGGGGACTTGTTTCTATATGTGAAGATAACCACATAGATGACATTGCACCATTGAATCAGATCAAAGTAATTGCCTTTAAAGATAAGAGTGATTGGATATTAGAATCAAAATATAATATAGGTAAGAAGAAACAGCCAGTTGAAGGCTAAATAACACTTAGCGACACAAATCAAATGGCTGAGGAAAAACTCGTAGAAGAGGAAAATGAAAAAAAGAAAGGTCCTTTAGGTAAGTTAAAGGATAAGATACTTCCAGACCAAGAGGAACAAGCTGCTATCATTAGTACATTTGTACGACTTGGAGTTCTTGTGTGGTCGGGCGGGATCTTGACCCTTAATTATGTTGCTATCCCAGGTATTCCTCAACAAAAAATAGATCCAACTTTCATAGCTTCGGTTTTTACTGGAGTTTTAGCGAGCTTCGGAATTCAGACAGCTTCTAAGAAAGGTGATGGTACTATGAAGATGAACGGTAATGCACCTGGAACAGTTACTAAAAAAGAATTAGAAACATTAATTGAGAAAGCATCTCAAACTGCACCAGCACAAACAATTCGATTTGAACAGGCTCCATTGGTTATTCAACCAGGGAACCAACCCCCTAAGACATAGGTAATTAACAATGAATAAATGGTTTATGATTAGCCTAGGCAGTGTCCTAGGCTTAGGGCATATAGGTATGATAGGACTTCTTGCTAATCGCAACAACTTTCCTGTAGTGAATTTGCCTGTTGGTGAGCATACAGCGTACACTGTAATGGCAGGTAAGGATGGTTATACTATAAACTATCGTGCCAATGATCCTAAAGTGATGCGTGTGGAAAGGGATGTCAAGAAGAAGGCTGGGTTTCTGGGACTGGGAAACAATACGTACAAAGGGTTTGAAGAGTACACGGTCACTGGGGCTAAACATCTACAGTCTAAAGGAGGTGGAGATGCAGCAGCGTCGGGAAAGTCTGTCGCGTGCATCGAGGCAGTCGGTGGTGGAAAGTCTACGGGAAGGCTTGTCGGGTCTAGTCTTGGTGCTAGTGTTGCTCCTTCCGTTACTGGTATTCCTATCGTTGGCTGGTTGGCTGCTGGTTGGATAACAATGTTTGGTGGTGACCAAGGTTCCAACGTAGGTGGTATAATGACAGAAAGTCTCACAGAGGAGTGTAACGAGGTCTAATGCAAGCTCTAATAATCTTTATGTCCTTCCTGGACTTCATCTTCTATCCAACGATAGTTGCTACTATTGTTGCAGTTATTGCTGAACAGGTAATAAGAAGAGCATCACAGTCAGAGAGGGCAGTTCTCATTTCTATGGGGTTCCGAAAGTTCTTTTACAGGCAAGCACTTATAGTAAACTTGCTATGGTTCTTAGGTTATGCTATACTGATGTTCACAGTGGGCAGACAGGCACCCCAACAAATGCCTGATATGATCTGGCAAGGCTAAATGAGTATTAAAGAACTTACGATGGGACATCACAAGGCAGCAGAGGAACAACCCTTTGTCGGGGTTATGTTCTCTGGTAAACTTGATGCCCGAACTTATGCAATCTTTGCATACAACCAGTACCTAATGTATGAAGCATTAGAAAATGCTGCTCTCGATAAAGATGTATTGGGATATGATTTCCCTGATATCAATAGAGCATCTGCTTTGAAAGCAGACTACTTAGAACTATGGGAAGAGGCATCACCTCCACCTGTTCTTGAGACTACAAAGAAATTTGTAAAGTATATTAGTGAGGTAGAGGATCCTGATAGTATCTTTGCTCACGTGTACACCAGACATATGGGTGACCTTATGGGTGGACAGATGCTTAAGTCTAAGGTACCTGGTAAGTCATTAGTATATGAATTTAAGTTCCCTGATCTACTCAAGGTTAATATACGTAAGCGTCTTAAGGATGAGATGGTAGAGGAAGTGAAGACAGCATATGGTTTCGCTACTGATACATTCAAGGAAATGTGGACTTACGTTGAGAAGGGTTAATGACTGACAAATTACACAAGGACACGCTCCTCAACCTGTTAAAGGAGAGGGCATATAAGCGTGGAGAGTTTAAATTATCATCTGGCAAGGAGTCAGAACATTATGTTAACTGCAAACCTGTAACTTTATCTTGTGAGGGTAATGCACTCTT